TTAGCAAGAATAACTAGATGATACCCAGCCTTGAACAGTGATACTATTGTGGGATAATGAGATCGCGTCCTGGAGATTCAGACCTGCGTTATCTTCAATCCATAATGTAACTTCTTCGCGTTCTTCTGTTGCAATTTGGAACAGGTTTTCTAGAGCAGCTACTGCGGTACGTACAGCACAATCTAATTCACGAGACATATTGTTTCCTTAGCAAGTGTGAGAAGATGCAACCCAACCACCAGTTTCGAGGCTCAGGTTATAGTCGTATTGGTAAACGTCGGCCCATTCAGCATAGCCGTTTTTTGTACAACGTTCAAGATCGGCTTTAAGCTGTCCGGGTGAATGATAAGTTCCACCCATACCATAAGCTGGATACAAGTTGAATGTTGTGTTTTGTTTATCAGCAATTTCTTTGGCAGCCTCAATAGCTGCATAGATTTTTGCTACAGCTTCAGCCAGCTCGGTTTGTTCTTTAGACATAATGATTCCTTAGCACAACGCAGAAGACGAAACCCAAGCACCTTCAGTAATAACGTAACCATTACCTTCACGCTTAACATCGCCACCATTATTTTCAATTTCATCTTTCATCCACTGGGATACTATTTCACCCTTAGGATAATAAGTACGACCGCTACCATAATCACCTACAGAAAATGATACGGCATATTGGTCTGCGATCTTTGTTGCTTCTTCTTCGATACGTTCAGCTTGATTCAGAAGTTTATAAATTGCATCTGAAGCGGATTTGGCATCATTAAACTCTGGTACTTTAATTTCAATAATCTTACTCATTTTCTACATTCCTTAATAAAGTTTTCGATTGTTTCATTTTCACGTCTAGCTAAGAGTTCATTATAACTAATCATTTGAGAAGCGTAAACCTTTTTATTTTTCTTGTTATGGTTTATAAAATCGTAGTAAAAATAGACTACAGTACAAAATGATGCGATGGATGCAAAGGCTTGGGTATACCGTAAGTCCTGCCATTGGCCTGTGAATCCACCAGTGTTCCCTATAAATCCTAACACAACGCCGTCAATAAGAAATCCAACTAATCCAAAGGCAAATCCCATGCAAATACTCATAATAAAAATTAGAACGTTCTCACCAAGAGAAGGCCATACGGTTAAGAGTTGAGGCTTTTGCATCTTATTTCCTTAACGAATTCCATAGCTTCTTCATATTCATACTTTTTAACAGCTTCATCATACTTAGCTTGGGCTTTTGCGCACTGAACTTTCCATTCTCTTAATCGGGCTCTGTGATGACGGCCTTGGTACCAATATCCTACCCAATTAATAGGCATTAATAAAAACGGTACAATAAGTGGTGCGACGAACATTAATGAAAATGCTGCATCAGACGATATAACTTCACTAGAATCTAAAACAGCTCCTATAATCATAAAAATTAAAAATGCTAAAGCTAAAATAGGGCCAAACAACACTTCATTAGGAATTAATTTACGTTTGTATTCGTATGCCCAGGGCTTACTTGGCATGTATAGGGTTGGCTTTGACATATTCTCTACATTCCATAATAAATTGCTCAAGGATTAAATTGTTAGTGAAATTAGGACTAACAACCATGGTTTCATAAAGCGCATCAATAGCACTTAAAGCATCAACTCTTTTAAGCAAAGGCTTGCCTTCATACATAGTTTCAGAATCGACGATTAACGTAAAGTAATATTTTTTATTATCGACTAGAACTTCTGTGTCAATATAAAACATATTAGACCTCAGAAGCTTATCTCTAAAACCGTAATAATCTTCTGAACGTTCACTGATATATTCCCATTCAGTGTTTAAACAACAAACAGACCATGTAGGAGCAACGAAATCAGTGAATCTAATATCATGGTCTGCAACTAGTTTAGCAATAGCTCCGATATCATGAATCATAATACCTGGGGCTAATAAAGATTTTCTGCTATGGCTAGCCGTTTTCTCGGTGGTCTCATAAGAAGACGACCAGTACCATTTACGCCCAGTTGCAACATATCGTAATGAATCAACTAAAGACGTAGGTGGATTTACCTTATCTCGGAACTCTTCGAACATTGAGTCAATATCATTATTTTGGTTTCGCATGTTAACTCCTTTATTATCCAAAAGGAGGACCGGAGTCCTCCGTATTATTTTATTTCAAAGAGTTAATATATTCTTGTACATCAGCAGAAGTTGTTTCGACACCGGCTGGAGTGCCATTGAACGTTTCAACACGAGTCAGAGTGTCTTCGATATCAACCTTAGTCAGTGCAGCGATTTCAATTACATCATCAGCCGTAGAGATACCAAGGGCATTGGCTGCTCGAGTTTCACGAATGTATTCGAGTTTGATTGCCAGGTTCTGACGAGCATCATCAAGTTCAACCACCTTACGAGCAATTTCAATTCGCATAGCGGCATACCCGTCAGCTTTTGTATTAAGTTGTTCGGCAGTTCGACGATACAGAAGTCCAAGCTTAGCATGCATGGTAACATCTTGTCCTTCAGCCAGGAGCTTACGAATTTCACGTTCCTTAGAAGCGGCTTGCTTGTTCTTTTCATTAACAAGTTCGCGAATACGTTTTTCTTCATTAATAGATTTAACAGAAGCTGTTTTTAGTTCTTTGATTTGGGTAATCAACTTATCTGCAGCTGCGTTATACTGTTCTTCGACAGTCAGATTTTTAGCCATAGCAGTACCCAATTTAGTGCGGATGAATTCAACAAGTTTCTTCAGTGTGTTCATATTATTACCTTTCAATTAGTGGTTTATTATCCAACGAGAGCATTATACTCTGCTCTCAAGAGTTTGTAAATTATTTTTTAATCAAATTGACATAAAACTTGGCGTCTTCGGGGTGCATGCCTTCGCAGTATTCTTCAACCATGAACTTCTTAACAGCTTCATAAGGACCACTCAGATTAAGCTCAGTTGTCCAGAACTTGGAATCTTGGACCGAATCGATATGAACTTCAGGGTGTCGGTTGCGAATAACTTCTTCGGTGTATTCATAATCAACGACATCAATACTAACTTTAGCCATTTTGTTTTCCTCTTGATTTGATGTGATTACTATAACATAAACTTACTTAGATGTAAATTATTTCAACGTCACCTTTAGCTGCTTTATAACCTTCAGCCCAAGATACAACAGAGTTTTTATCTGAGGATTCAAATTCAGGCATTGGACTTTCACCGATATTCACACAGTATGTTTCTTCATTTTCATCGAACCAAATAATTAAAGTAGTCATTTTGTTTACTCCTCTGTAGCTGATAAGTCTATAGTATCACCATCCTTGGTGCTTGTACATCATTATTTTTAATTTTTCCAACTTAACAACTTGTAGTGTCCTTCATTCATACGTGGTTTATCCCAAGAAATACTAATATATGATTCGCTGTCAACAGAAGTCGCCGGGTTTTTCTCTACCGTAAGACCTTCACTTTCCAGCCATTCAATAGTATTTGCGCATAAATCGGAAGAACACCTCATTGGGAACCGGCAAGATTTTTCACCTTTAGCTGCAGTGTTATACATCTTTTCTAAAATACGCTTTTGCACGTTTTTAAAAATAGTTTCAGCAGATTCTTCAGATTTTTTATTCAGTTCAGTGTAAAGACTCAT